TGATGATTCTGACATTATTAATATTATTAAAGCTTGCTCGTTAATGATTGCTGAAATACAAAGAATATCAAAATGAACTTCTTTATAGTATTTTTTAAATGAGATGGATTACAGCGAAGGGGAATACTCGCCCACTTTCTGAAAAAAAATATTCTATAAAATGGGATAGTGAAAGTTTAAGTTTATTTCAATTTAATGTAAAACAATTCTTCAAAAAATATTGGATTGAAGATATTGTAGGAGAAGAGGTTCTTATACCTCAAACCCGTTTACGAGTCGATATTGTTAATTTTTCTAGAAAAATTGCGGTCGAGGTAAACGGGTTATTTCATGTAGAGTATACGCCTTATTTCCAAAATTCTGTCGAAGATTTTGAGAGGCAAGTATATAGAGATGTGCTTAAGGAATATCTTCTCGAAAAAAATGGATTTGAAGTAATAGAAATCTATGAAAAAAATATGCCCTTAAAGGAAAAATGGGTTGAAAAAGTTTTTGGATCTCATATACTAAGGTAAGTACTATGCTCATATCAGAATTCCCTATCTCGAATAGAACAAAAAATGTTTTAATTCAAAATGGTTTCCTTTCAGAAAAAGACTTGTCGGATAAGTTTTTGGAAGATTTAAAATCTCTTGAAGGAATGGGCGCAAAAGGATTAGTGGAGATAAGGGAATATTTGCATGGAAAATTCGGAATAGTTTTAAAGCATAAACCTAAACCGAAAAAAGTTTCTAATCCAAAAGATGCAAGGTCTGTCGTTTTGCATTTTCTTGGCCATCGGCCTAATATCTTTTGGCCCAAAGAGATGTTGACAGCGAATAAACTTCTGGCTATTTTCGATTTGAAAACTCTACAGAATGTAGTGCCTAGTGAAAAAGCCTATAGTCTTTTATACTATCTTTGTGAAGATGGTCGGAAATACATTAGAACATATTTGCCTAGCATTAAAAATGTAGAAGAGAGCATTGAGAAGCCTGTCGAAGTTCTAGAAGAAGTTCAGTTAGACCTAGATCTCAGTGTAAAAAAACCAAAATCATTAAAAGATTTCTTATTTAAATGAGTAACAATAGAATTTCAACTCCTCAAGAACAAGAGCGTGCATGTTTAGCTGGCTTTATTAAGTGGCCAGATAATGTTGCTGATTATGCATCTGTTCTTAAACCTACACACTTTGACAACAAAGTTCATGCAGCTATATTTTCTGCTATCTTATCTATTTATGCTCAGAGTTCGACTGTTGATAAATTATTAGTAGTTGAGAAATTAACAGCTATTGGGTTAAAATCTTTCGAGGACTTAAACATAATTGATTATATTGATTGCTTATCTCAGATGCAGATAAGAGAACAATCTCTCCCAAATTTTATTGCGAATGTAATTAAATATGATTTTGCAAGAAAGGCTGATAAATCTCTTGATGAAGGCAAGATAGAGATTCGAAGTAATATAGATAAGTCTCTTCCTGAATTAGCAAATGTCGTAGAGACTACTCTTAAGAATGCTGGAACAGAGAATGTAGCTGATGAGGAAAAGCCTATTGATGTGTTTTCTTCGATGCAGGAGACCGTTCTAGACTGGGCTAATAATCCAAGGCCAGTATGCCTTAAAACTCCATTCCCAATTTTTACAAAAATGTATGGAGGCCCTAGCTTCGGAGATTTGTTTGTTATTGCTGCTGGTCCAAAAGTTGGAAAGAGTACGTTTGTAAACTTTTTAGCTTATGAAGTTGCTGGTTTAGAAGAAAATAATTGTTTAGCTTTAGTATTGGATACAGAGCTGGAAACTGATCGTATTATTGCTAGAAATCTTTCTGCTATTTCCGGTGTTAATGAGTATAAAATCAAAACAGGTAAATTTCTTAATAACCCTATAGATAAGAATAAAGTTTATGCAGCTTTAAATTCTTTGGAAAAATATAAGGGAAGAGTTCACCATAAGTATGTAGCAAATAAATCTATTGATGAGGTTATTTCTATTGCTAAAAGATGGTATGTTCAAAATGTCAAGAATGGAGAGAATGTTCTTCTTATTTATGATTATTTGAAATCTACTCAAGAGAACATCACTAGTGCTTTTGAAGGGTATGAACTTTTAGGTCAAAAGACAGATAAACTTAAGAAGCTTGTATCTTCTTTGCCAAGGACGGCTGGGTTGACCGCTGTCCAAACTAATAGAAGTGGCGGCACAGCTATGTCATCTCAGATTGAGTGGCATTGTTCCAACATGTATCGTCTTGAAAAGAAAACTCCAGAAGAGATTGGAGAAGCAGGTAAAGAGTTCGGGACCCATAAACTAATCGAAGTTAGAGCTCGTGTTCAAGGAGAAGAGGCTATGGGCGCTGACAACTATGTAAAACGAGTCACCCAAGATGGCGAAGTATACGTCGAAAATTATATTAATTTTAAAGTTGACAACTTTAAAGTAATGGAGTGTGGTAACGCTGAAGATGTATTCAATAAAAAATTAGGACAAATTGAGGTATCTAATAATAGAAAGTATACTAAAAACGATTTTATATGATAGTAGAACTGCTTAAAAAAATGGGGTATGCGCCAGAAAGATCTGGGCCAGATTACTTAAGGATGAAAGCTATTTATAGAAATAGCGCAAGTTCATCTTTAAGTGTTAATACTAAGAGTGGGTGGTTTACAGATTTTGTGACTGGGCAATCTGGGCCTCTTATTAAATTGGCAATGATAACTCTTAATATAAATGAGAAAGATGCCAAAAGCTTTTTGAGAAATGAGTATTTTGATAATGTGGTCGAAGCTGAGGATCAAGAGTCTAAAATAGTTCAAGAGAAATTCTTCAGCTCTGATTTCTTAAGTGATTTGTTGCCGTCTTTTAATTTCTACAATAAAAGAGGTATATCTAATGAAACTTTAAAAGATTTCAAAGGGGGGGTAAAAACTTATGGGAAACTAAATAATAGGTTTGTATTCCCAATTTTCGAAGGTAAAAAAATAATTGGACTAGCTGGGAGAGATTTGTATAGCAATTCTCAGCGACCTAAATGGAAGATCCTTGGTAGAAAATCTAATTTCGTATATCCTTCTGATTTATCTTCTCCTGAAATACAGAATACTAAGACTGTCATTCTGGTAGAAAGTATTGGTGATGCTTTAGCTCTATATGAGAATGGGATAAAAAATCTAATTGTAATATTCGGATTGACAGTATCTAAGAATGTAATTCTTTTTTTGATGAAAAGTAATTTAGAAAATATAATTATATCAACGAATAATGATGCAGATTCTGATTACAATAGAGGTATGGAGGCAGCTCTAAATATTAAATCAAAACTATCTAAATTTTTTAACCCCGACACTTTGAAAGTAAAGTTGCCTACCAGAAAAGATTTCGGAGATATGACGAAAGCAGAAATACTTGAATGGAAAAAACAAATACAATAAATAATAATATGGAAAATAAAGAATACGGAATTTTAGCCATTAAGTCTGAAAATAGAGAAAGCAATTGTTTAGATATAATTATTGGAGCTAAGTATCTTCCTGACAATAAAATTTCTATTTTTGCTTATGGTTATGAAGGAGGAGGTTGTTGGTCTGACTTCTCCGCTACAATTTCAATGGATAGCGTTTATGAAGATATCGTATCTATTGAAGAGTATTTCTGCGGGATATATGATGAAGATAGTAATGAAAATTGTTCAGAAAATTACGAGGAAGAATACGAAAACATTGGGGCTTTTTTAAGTAAATATTTTGACACAGGCGAAGATTGTAATGAGCCTTATTGGATTGCTTCAGAAAATTGCTCTGAGTTTGAAGGTAATGAATTTTCATTGTCTTGGACATCAGAAGATATTCCTGATCTCTCCTATATTTGGCCGTTGATTCTACCTACTCTTTCTGAGTATTGGCCATTTCATTTAAAATGGTCTGAAGAATTAATCTAAAATTGGTGTAAAATATATTATGGCTAACGAAAATAAAACATTAAATAAACCATTTAGACTTCCTCAAGGCAGTGCTAAAAAATTTGGCGTTTATGTAAAAAATGATAAAGGTAATGTTGTAATTGTAAAATTCGGTGATCCGAATATGTCAATTAAAAGAGATGACCCTGAACGCAGAAGCAATTATAGAGCTAGACATAACTGCGATAATCCCGGACCTAAATATAAAGCCAATTATTGGTCATGTAAAATGTGGTCAGCCAAACCTGTCAGTCAAATTGTAGGGTCAGGAGAAGATTATTTTGATTTTGATAACTTGCCCTCCCAAGAAGAAATTATTTCTTTTGATCCTGATTTAGTAAATGCGAAAGAAGACCTTTTTGATTTAGAAGATTCTGTTGGGGATGAGTTCTCCTTTTCAAAAGTAGAATATCTTGATAAAGATAAATTAGCTGCGGTTCAAGAAGCTGCTGATAAAAAATTCGGAGGCAAAACTTCTTATGTAAAAAATCTCTGGGTCATAAGAGAGTACAAAAAAAGAGGCGGAAAAGTAAAATATTCAGGTGAAAAACCTAAAAACTCTGATATAAAGAAGCTGGTGAAGTCGTCGCTTTTTGACGATGTGCTGTGGGATCTTATCGAATAATAAAAAAATGTCATTACCAAGGCTCTCCGCGAGCAAAATCAAATCATATAGTAGCTGTTCATATCTTGCTTATCTAAAGTATAATTGTGGCTTACCCTCCAAAGGGAATACAGGCTCAAAATTAGGAGGCATTACTCACGTTGTTCTCGAATGTTTAGCTCACCCTAGAAGGGTGGAAAAAGTTAAGCAGTCTATTGCCTGTGAGAAGCCATTGTCCATTCCGTCTTTAAGCCGTCTCGTTAAGAAATGGCTCAAGAAAGAAGATGTGGATTCTTTGGAGAACTATGAAAAAATAAATGGGTTTTTAGTAACTGGATTGGAAAATGATTTCCATGGAAAAGGTTGTGAAAAATACGAAACAGAATATGAATTTGATTTAAATACTGGTAAGTATTGGGTCTATGGCTTCATAGATAGGCTCTTTGTATATGACGATCATATTAGAATTTTAGATTTCAAATCTTCTAAGTCTAAATTTGCAAAAGGATCAGAAGATATGGATTTTAATGTTCAAGCATTAATCTATGCTTTAGTTGCTTCAAAATTGCATCCCGGCAAAAAAATAACAGTAGAGTTCTTGTTCCTTAAATTTAGGAAAAACCCCTATATCAAAATGGAATTTACTTCAAAGCAGATAGATGCATTTGAAGATTATTTAGAATACATCAGTAATTATTTGCAAGATTTTGGATTAGAAAAAGCTTTAGCCAATACAGCGGCTGGAGATTTCAAACGTAAATGGCTCTGCGGCAAAGAACCTTTTACTTATAAGGAAGATGGATCACCAGTTTGGGTTTGTGAATATAAAGCTCCTTTCCTTTATTTCGAAGCTGTGAAAGAGGGGTGTCCTTCTAAATCAGCATATTCTAAAAAGGAACTTGACAAGCATGTTACTATGGGTTATTCAATTGTGCAGAGGAAACATTCCGGTTGTCCTAAATTTAACTAAGATTCTTTTTAGAATTCATGACTCAATTGATCCCATTGTTTAAGTCGCATTATAGTCTATTGCGTTCTATTCTAACTGTTGACCCGTATGACTCAAGCAGAGACAAGGATCTTCCTGACAGTATTATAGATATAGCTGTAGAGAATAAGCTTAAAGAGATAGTCTTAGTAGAAGATAGTATGTCTGGGTATATTGCGGCTTTGCAAGCTTGCGAGGCTTCTAATATTAAGCTTATATTCGGGTTGAGAATGACATTCATCAGGGACTCTTCTGAGAAGACAGATGATTCTTTGATATCGTGTCATAAAAATATTATTTTCCCTAAGAACTTAAAAGGATATAAAACTCTAATAAAGTTATCTACTCTAGCATCTTATGATAATTTTTATAAAGAGCCTAGGCTTTCTTATTCTGATTTACACAAGTATTGGAGTGATGACTTAGAGATTGCAGTTCCTTTTTACGATTCTTTCATTCACAATAATCTTTTGAAAGAGAATATCTGTGTACCTGAATTCTCAAGAAATATTCCTCATACAGTTTTTATTGAATCCAACGGTATAGTATTTGATAATCTTCTTCGCAATGCTGCCTTGGAATATGCTAAGGCTTATAAAAAAGAAGTCCTTGAAACAAAAAGTATTTATTACAAAAATCGAGAAGATTACGATGCTTTTCTAGCTCTTAAATGCTTGAATAGAAAAAAGTTTGGATCAGGCAGAACCTTAGATAATCCGGGATTCGATGATATGTCTTCTAGAGAGTTTAGCTGGGAATCTTATCTCGAAGCTAAAGATCGTTTAATTTAAATATTAATTATGGCGAATAATAAAATTGGAGACTTTGTTCAGTGCAGAGGTTTTTTAGGTATTCAGATTTTTGCTGAAATAAAAAGCATAGAAGAAATTATGGGAGTTAATGAATATACTGTACAAGGTCCAGAGGGCGAATATAAAATGTTTACACCTCAATCATTAACTAAAAAAGATGCAAAAGAATGGATCAAAAAGCTGGAAGATAATATACAATTTCTAAAAACAATATGAATAAACTAGATATCAACCAGCGAATTTATTTTGCTGATACAGAGACTGAGGGTCTTAACTTGAATACGTCTCGTCCATGGGAATTCGCTTGGGTAGTCATGGATAATGGGGTTATTGTAGATAGTCAGTCTAGATATCTATGGTGGGAAGATCTCAATGTTAATCCTAGAGCAGCTGAGGTTACAGGATTTAATTACAAGAAATACGAAAAGATTGCTAAGTGTCCTAAAGAAGTTTACAAAGAAATATCTCCATGGTTTTTTGGAGATAACCTTCTAGGTTTTCATAATGGACTAAAATTTGATGTTTATCAAATAAGAAATTGGTTTCGAGAGATAGGGGAATCTACAGATTTCGATTGGGTTTCAAGAGTGGTAGATACTAATGCTTTAGCAAAAGCTTTTTTAAGCGGATCAACTCCAGAGTTTGATAATTTCGATGCTTGGCAACTTCGATGGGCAAATTTTATCAAGAAAGGTTTGAAAAGTAATGTAGCTTATCTTTGCAATGAATGGGGTATTGAAATAGATGCTTCTAAAACTCACCAAGGAGATTATGACTGTTTTCTAACTGCTCAAATTTTCAAAAAACTCGCTTACAATTTTCAAGAGACTTAAAATATGTTACCCTTTTTAGATAGATTCGAAAAAATAGATCTTAATATCCATGGGATTAGGCTCCCAAAGTTTTGTTTAAGCAAAGAGGATCATGCTACGCTAGATCTTCCTTTTAGCTTAAATGGTTCTGACTTGACAAGTTTAGAGCTTTTTAATATTCTAGTTGAAAAGGGATTCGAAAAAAGATTAAAGAATGATATTGACCCGAAAGAAGAGAAATCTTATAGAGATAGATTGTCTTATGAGATGGGTGTTATTAGCCCCACAGATTTCGTAGATTATTTATTGATGGTATGGGATGTCGTCAATATTGCTAAAAAGAATAGTATTGCTGTAGGGCCGGGTAGAGGCAGTGCGGCATCTAGTTTAGTTCTGTATTGTCTTGGTGTAACTAATATTGACCCTGTAAAAAATGGTCTATATTTTGAAAGGTTTTTGTCTCCTTCGAGAACAACACCTAATATAGTAGACGGTATTAAATATTATTCCGATGCCGCAGATATTGATCTTGATATTGAGGACTCTAAACGGGAAATACTAATTGAAATTCTAAAGAAAAAATATGATGGCTATTTTTGTAAAGTTTCTACTTACAGTACATTGCAAAGTAGAAAGAATATTAAAGAGGTTTGTAAAATTGTTTTGGGATATTCAGAACAACAAAGTCTCGAAATTTCTTCACAAATTCCTTCTCTATTTGGGAAGGTGCATTCCTTAAAAAATGCTGTAAAAGAAGTTCCGTCTTTTGCGGAGTTCGTAAAAGAAAATCCTAAAGCATATAAAATAGCATTAAAACTTTCAGAATTGAACTGTTCTAAAGGTTCTCACGCTAGTGCTTATATTGTGTCTTATAATAAACTTGTTGATTCTATCCCATGTGAAATGGGAGAAGATGAAATGGTTACAAGCTACGATATGAATTACGCTCAGCTTGATAATATTAAGCTTGACTTGCTGGGATTAAAAGCTGTCGGCATTATCAATGAGGTTTGTTCCAATCTAAATCTAAAACCTGAAGATTTTGATATTAATTATGAAAATGTCTTTAGTCATCTTCAAGATGTCAAGTATCCATATGGACTTTTCCAAATTAGTGGAGACTGTAATCTAGGAGTAGTCAATAAAGTAAAGCCTAAAAATATGGATGATCTAGCAGCAGTTACTGCTCTAGCTAGACCCGGAGCTTTGCAGTTCGTTGATAGGTATGCCCAGTTCGTTAATGAAGGTAAGAATGAGTCTATCCACCCATTCTTTGATGAGCTTTTGAAATCAACTGCATCTTTGGCTCTTTACCAAGAGTCTACCATGCAGATGTGTGAGAAAATTGGTCTTACGAAAGCTGACGGAGAAGTAATCCGTAAGTGCATTGGTAAGAAGAAAATCAAAGAGATGGCTAAGTGGAAAGATATTATCTTTGAAACTTGTGAGAAAAATGGATTGAATAAACAGATTCCAGATCTATTATGGGAAATTTTGGAGCAAAGTGCTAACTACAGTTTCAATAAATGTTTATCTTTGGATTCTCTTGTAGATTTAAAAAACGGAAAAAAAGAAAAAATCAAAAATATAAAAAAAGGAGATTTTATTGTAGCTTTTGATATAGATAAGAAAAAAGATCATTTAGTTGAAGTCCTTAATATATATCATAATAAAGTTGAAATGTATGAGGTAGAACTTGAAGATGGAAAAAAAATTAAATGTTCTCTAGATCATAAGTTTTTAACAGAAAACTTTTCTATGAAAAGTTTAAGGGAAATTATTAAAGAAGATATAAAGATTATATCTAAATAGCTATATTTAGTGTATATGTATAATATATGCCATATAAATACAAAATTAATGATGAGGAAGGGGAGTTTATAAAAAAATATTTTCCAATTTTTGGGGTTGGTTATTGTCGTAAAAAATTAAATAAAACAACATCTCAAATAGAATCATTCGTATTAAAAAATAAAATAAAAAGTAATAAAGATTATAAATGCGATATAAATGATTATATAAATTTATGGACTCCTGAAATTGTTTATACATTAGGATTTTTGTGGGCAGATGGATCTGTAAGTAAAGCTTCTAAAAAGTCTTATCTTATAAGTGTTACAGTCACAAAGTCTGATTCAAGTTATTTAAAAAAAGTTTTGGATAAATGGGGAGATTTTAAATGGAAAACGTATGAAAAAAAAGCTTTACAAAGAGTATATAAGGGTCAAGTTATTAGTGGGAAACCTTGCGTTATGTTTTACTTATCCGATAAATATATCTCAAATTTCTTGGTAGAAAATGATTATGAAATAAAATCTAAGAGTTCTCCATTTAAGATTTTAAATTTAATCCCTGATCATCTAAAGCATTATTGGTGGAGAGGGTATTTCGATGGGGACGGTTGTTTCGTATTTAAAATGAATGAAAATGGAAAATCTCCATCTGTTAAGATTCAATTATCTTCTAATATTGATCAAGACTGGAAATTTTTTGAAATTCTTTGTGAAGAATTAGGCATAAGGTGTTCTATCTATAAGACCCGAAGTAAATTGGGTAAAGGAAGCACAGTCAATATTGGAAATGTAAATGGATGTATAAAATTTTTTGAGTTTATATATAAAAATTATGAAAATGATAAAATAGGATATGAAAGAAAATTCATTAAAAGTCAACAAGCCAATTTGAAAACGATCAAAAAAACATCTAACTATATCGGTGTCTGTTTGGATATCAGCAAACGTGTTAATAGATGGGTGTGTTATTTTAGGGGTAAATATATCGGATGTGCTAACTCTCAATCTGATGCAAAAGAAATAAGGGATAATTATATAAAAGAGATTAAAAAATGACAGCAAATAAAATTAAATATATAAAACATATAGGATTACAAGATTCTATAGATTTAGAGGTGGATAGTGAAAATCATAATTTTTATGCTGATGATATAGTTGTATCTAATTCCCATTCTTTTAGTTATGCAAGTATCGCAGCCTCAACAGTTTATCTAAAGCATAAATATCCACAACAGTTCTTTCTTGCTTGTCTTAAGATAGCTTCTACTAGAGGTGATTTCTTAGAGCAGTTTCAGCTTATCCAACATGAGTTGCCCCATTTTGGGATTGAACTTATGCCCCCAAATATAGCTAAAAGCGGATTAGGTTTTTCTATTGAAGGAAAGAATATTAGATTCGGACTAGGAGAGATAAAAGGTATATCAGATAAAAGTATAGATAAGCTTAGGAGTTTCATATCTTCTGATATAGATTCTGATTTTAAATTGTATAATTCTGCTAAAGACGCTAAACTTGGGATAGGTATTCTCTCTTCTCTGATCCAGAGTGGGGCCTTAGGTCATACAGTTAAGGATAGATCTAAGAAGGTTTTGGAAGCTCAGCTCTGGAACCTATTGACTCCTAAAGAAAAGATATTTTGTATAAACAATGAAGGCAAATATAATTCTGATCTAATTATAATGCTTAAAGATTATTTGAATTGGATAGATTCGAATGGTAAAAAGTTTACTAAAGAGTCTCGTTTAGAAACTATTCGTAAAAATTCTGTAGGATATTTCAAAATATATAATCTCAATAGTCGTAATGAACTCTTGGCATCA